CCTTTGATACATCCCACTTAGGGATTTCACCAGCCCAGAGGAGTGCCAACACTTGACGGAAAGCCTTAGCCCAACCTTCTTTACTATCTTTAACGACGATGGTAGTGTCACTGTCGTAGAGCGTAGGCACTTCGGGGAGCTTAGATACGTATTGACGTTCAACAGAGAAGCCAACACCAGTACCACACAAGAGGATGTACATCGCTTCATCGAAGGACTTCGGGTCATCTACGGGTAGATACGAACAGTTATATCCTGCTGTGTTGTCACGCTCTAGCGCTGGGCCAGCAGTCATCATAGCTCTCATGGATGGCATGATTTCCAGACCAAGGATAGCATCACGGATCTGGTTGATGTAGCTGTCATCCCCTGCTACTGGACGTACAACGTTATCCATGTAACGCTCTACTGTTTCATCCCAGTTCTCACGTCCCTTGCCATCAAAGTATTTAGCATAACGTGATTTGTGAATGAATGCTTGGTAGTCTGTTGGTAGTAAATTGCTCATCGGTTGTCCCCGCTCCCTTTTAGTTTGCCACGTCTCTGGCGATCATCTAGTTTCTTCATGTTCAGGTCAATCACTTCACGTAGACCTTTACCGTAAATGTTTGCTAGGGCTGTAGCGTAGAACACAACGTCTCCTAGCTCTTTCATAATCTCTTCATTGGTAAAGCGGCTGCTGTCACGTACAAGCTTCTTCATCTTCTCTGCCACTTCACCTGCCTCACCTACAAGGCCAAGTGTATTTTCATAAAGACGGTCATTCCCACTTGTTAGGATCTTTTTCTCTACCCAATCTGAGTAGATCTCTGTCCAGTCCTTACCCTCATACTCTGGAAACATCTCGTAGTATCCAAAGTTCTCCAAGTCTTTATTGCTAATCATTATCGTTCCTTAACGTTTAAGTTTTCTATTTCGATGTCGTCTACGTCATATATAACATTAGTAATCAGATCATACATATCCTCTTCATGATTGCTGTCATAAGAAGATAATATATTGTTGTCATCATCGACAGTAACTATAAATGATACATAAAACTTCTTCATTTATGCGTTTCCACCCATCGTTTACGTAGCCTGTTTAGATACCAGATAGCTTTATCAATATCCTCTAGACCGTTCTTGTATTCACACCGCCACATATACTTTAATACATTGGCTGCATGTGGTGCAATAGAACCAGACATGTTCTCTGTCATAGCCTCAATAGCGTCAATACACTCTATGTTTCCATGATTATAGTGTACTGGGTTATTCACTGCGTCTGTCATGCGTTCCCCTGTGTCTTTGTCCATGCTTTTAACTTAATGACGTTACCCTCTCTTGAGTAACTTTCTTCCTGTTCTACTTCTGCTAAAGCCTCTGCATAGAAATCTGGATACATTTCCTTTAGAAGCTCCTCACGGAAGTATGAAAGTTCTTCCTCGAAATCTGGATATGTATCCAAATAAGCTATTGATGCAGCCATATTTACTGCAGCCATTACAGCTATACGGCCTATCTCTTCGTCTTTACCTACATCTTTACCAATCACAAGTCCAATATCTACACCTACCATGTCACCCTTAACACCTTTAGGCTTAATGATAATCGCTACTTCATCTGTGTCGAGTGTATAACCTTTTGTCATCTTCGTTTAACCTTTACTCGTTGGTCTTTCATACGACTGCCACTCTCTAGCAACCACTCTTCTGGTATCACACGGTGCGCCCATTTGAAACCCTTCTGTTCACACCAATCTGAATACCGTGATTTAGCGCCTTTGTAAAGCTTTGCTTGTGCATTACTGAATACAAAACGTATATCTAAGGTAGGGTGTTGTTTCTGTATTTCAATATGCTTACGGCGATCTGCTGGACTAAAGATGCCTTTCGTTTCTATGATGATACCGTTGTCTAGCTCAAAGTCTGGCGTGTATGTACGATACTTTAGATCTTCCCATTCAATCTTTAACTTCTCGTACTCTACCTTCTTTTGTCTAGTCTTTAGGAATGCAGCAGCCTCTTCTTCGAGGCCACTACGGTATGTTTTACTTAGATGTCTACGTGTCAAGACCATCTCCAATGAAGATATAATCTACGTCAGGTGGGTTATTTGACTTAGATACACGACTTGGTAGGGTTTGCATAGTTGGGTGACACTTATGTTTGAAGTCACAAAACTTACAAGATCCTGGTAGTACTAGGTTACCTGATGGCTTTTTGTAGTAAGTCTCAGGTACTGGCTCAAAGCAACGCTCAAAGGGTTCGTCGTTGTCAATGTAATCCACTAGGGATTGGATCTCTTTAAGCACTGCTTCCTTGTCTACCTCAGATGCATCTACGTACTTAAACTCACCGTTACCTTTGTTGACTACCCACCAACCGCCTACATCTTTACCTGCTGCTGTAGCGTAACCCACAAGCTGTGCAATGTAACCAAAGCTGTCACCTTGTGCTAGTGCGTCAAAGGATGCAAACTTATTCTGGTAAGACCAAGGCGAGGCTGACTTAACGTCGTCAATCTTACCATCCATCTCCATGTCATACTCACCCTTAATCTCTTGACCGTTGGGTAGCTTGAGTGTGACGTTATCGTTATCCTTAAACTCTGCACCTGCTGCACGTAGCAACCCTTTGAATACTGCTTCAACAATATCACCAAGGATCATGTTCATCAGGAAGTGTGGTGGTAGAGGTAGCCTATCCTCTGGGTCATTCTTCTCAAACCATAGCTGACACTTAGGCCTACCAATGTTAGACATACGTAAGCGAAACTCGCCACGTGGACCACTGTTAAACTGCTTGTTAAGAGCAGCCTCAACATCAGCGGCAACCTGTTTGGTCACCGCCTCTGTCATAGTAGCCTCACCCGCCATAGCCTTTTGCAAGAAGCTAAAGACTGCTAGTTCTGCGGGATGATTCATTACTCTTCCACCTCAACAAAGTCATTGTTAAGAATGTCAGATACTAACGCTTCATCATCTGCAGAGAAGCTCTTGTTGGCACGTTCATGGTATAAGTCTAGGATCTTACCATTGCTGTACTCAATAAGTTCAATGAAGTCTTTTAGTGTATCATTGTCACCTTCTGCAATGTCTACTTTGTTACCAAGCTTAGCTTCGATCTTACCAAACTTAGCACCTGTAGGGATGCTATCCTCTACACCAGTCATCTTGATGGTAGACATGATTGGTAGCATGTTACGTTTCTTTAGGGTGTTCATCACACCGTTGATAGACTTTAGTGAGTCACGGTTCTTAACGTCCATTACGAATGGTACATCTGTGAAGTCACCTGACACTTCGTTACCGTTTTCATCTACAGGATTGTCAAGTGTGACTGTACCGTAGTAAACATTGACACGTTTAACACTACGGATAACCTGCTTAACAGAGTCAGATAGAGCGTTAAAGTCTTCGATGTAACCAGAAGGGCGGCCCAAGTTAGTGCCACCAATGCTGTCCTTCAAGTCACCGTTAAGTGAGTTAGACAGTACAGACTTTTCCATCTCTTCTGTTTCACTGTTCCACCGTTGCCATTGTTGGCGCTGGGCAAAGATACGTACAGTAATGCCAGATGAATATACTTTGGTATCACCTTGAGTAAGGATGAATGCACCAACTGGTACTACCTCTGTCTTAATCTTCTTACCGTTAAAGTCTACCTCACCCATAAGAGGCTGATGCAGCATACCAATACGTGCAATACTTGGGGTAGCTTCTCCAAGAGATCCTGATACACCCATCAGTTCTGCCATTGATTGGCCACGTTCTTGTGCGATTGCTAGTTCATTACTCATTTCTATTCCTTTCAATAGAGTAAAAGAGTTCATAGTTATACACTAAACATCAACTGTGTCAAGCCAGTTAGGACCGATTTTAGCCTCTAATAAGAGAGGTACATTCATCTTAACTTGATAGGTTTCCTCTACTAGATCGTTTATGTTGTTGTTTAGATGTTCAATAATATCAAGCACTTGCTGTGTCTCGTCGGGGTGTACGTCTACTACCATACTGTCGTGTACTGAGTTTACCACGCAAGACTGTAACGGTTGTAACAAATCGTGAAGCTTATTAAGTACGACAGGTACGACATCGCCTGTAGCAAAGCCCTGCACGGGGTAGTTTTTGATCATAGTGAAGTGTGTAGGCATACCGTTATCACGACGCTTAACATCAGGGAAAGCATACTGCCTACCAGAGATGTTTGTTATCTTGTTAAACCGTAGTGCTTCGTCTGCTAAGTTCTTGTGCCAGTTAGCTATGCCACGATACTTATCTGTGAAGTGTGTGTAGTATGCTGCCTCTGCTTTAGATCGTCCATAGCCTGTAGCACCAAAGAGAGGTGCAAACGTGTGTGCTTTAGCTTCTTGACGTGTTGTTGGTTGTCCTGCATCTGAGATAACCTTGGCTGTGTAGCTGTGTACGTCAAAGCCTGTTGCAATCTCTTCCATTGCTGTATCGTCTTGGGCAAGGAAAGCTGCTGTTCTAAACTCAAGTTGTGCAAAGTCTGCCTCCATAATCTTGCCACCATCAAAGCGTGACACAAATACTTTCTTTACTGGGAAGGTTCCTCCACGGGGCATGTTTTGCATGTTGGGGTTTCGTCCAGAAAATCTACCTGTAGCTGTGATGTGTTGGGTAAGGGCGACGTGTAAGAAGCCATCCCCCTTTGTGTAGCTTCCAATGCCGTCCACAAAAGCACTGAGATAAGAGCTAACAGCATTAAGACGTTTAAGATCGTTGAGGAAAGCCACAGCATCATCTTTGCCGTGGTTCTTAGCAGTGGCCATAAGTACATCTAGGTTATCCTTTCCTGTAGAGAAACCGTTAGCACTTACCCACGCCTTGCTTGGTGCGGTAAACTTTAGTCCTGCTACGATGTTAGTCTTATCTAGCTTGAACCCACGTGCATCACAGTCTTTACACTTATTTGGCTTGGCAAACTTAGTGCCATCTTTCTTAGTCTTGTAAGTCTTACCTTGACCCTCACAGGTAGGACAGGTGTATGCTTTAGTGCGATACAGTATCTCTGTGTTAGCCTTTACTGCATCCTTAAACTCTTGTGGTGTGTTGGTAAAGTTAAACAGTTCTACCCACTCACTCTTGTTTTTCATAGCTACAGAGAAGACTACCTGTGACA